TGGCACAGTCTTTGCTGGCTGTGCTTTGTAATGACGCATAGGCCATGATATTTTGTAACGTCCAGCATTACATATTTCAGCATCACGCATTTGATCCATGATGTTGCGTTGAAGCCTATCAATTGCTTCTTCTGCTTCTGTGATAGCCTCTCTTAATGTAATAATCTTTTCAGCTTGTAATTCAATTTCTGGGATCTCGACTGTTGCTTTCTCTGCATTGTCAAAGATCCTTACTGCCTCTGCGCTTGTTGCCAATGGATACCAGTCAATCTCAGAATCGCGCTTATACTTTTCTAGCTTCTCGCTAAACTCCATAGCTGCCTGTCTTACCATGTTTACTTGATCTTCATTGTATTCATATAAAAAGATCCTTAACTTTGTGCCTTTGTATAACACACAAAGCGCTCCCCATGAAGCTTCCATAATGTCCATCTGTCCTTGTAATTGAACAACACCACGATAGACTGCTGGTGTATCTTCAACTTCTTGGCCTGTAAGTTTAGCTTCAAGTATGCCTGTGCCATTTAACTTAATTGAATCTTTACCCATAACATAAATACCCTTTTCTATGTCAGTAAAAATCTCTTGGCCACTGCCTGTTGCTGTGCCATCAAGACTGCAAGCTAATGGAATATCTTTATGAAAGTATGGTTTATCGTGTTCTAAATCATACGATTCAATTCCGAGCCTTGTTGCTGACTCTTTTAAAATATCTTTTTCTAACCTATTGCCCCACTCCATAGCTTCGTTGCTAATAAACTCTGGCTCTTTACCATGTAATGCATCAATAGATACTTTTAACTCGTCATTAGCTGTGCGAAATTTGCTAAATCCAAGCACTGCCGGAAGTCTGCTGCATGACAGAATGTCATTCGGTGTTAATTTTCCTACCATAGATTTATATCCTCTCTTAATTTATGAATGTTACACATTAAACGATACACACTTCCTCTATTCCACTTCTTACGCTGATATGTAAGTATGCCTAATGCATTGAGATCTTCTGCATACTTCTCTGGATCAAAGCGATCATTTCTAGCCTTGATAATTTGTATTACATCTATCATACCAATCGCAAATTCTGCGGCCTTGCGCCTTGTTGCATCTCCACCAGATTGTGAAATTCTTTTAATATCTTTAGGTGGTGCGCCTAGTTTTACACCACGGGCTTTAGCTGCTTGTAATGCGTTCTTGGTATTGATTGAGATCTGTCGCCTTGTTTCTTCATTTAAGACAGCTCGGATATGTAATTCAAAAATAGAAGCTTGAGGGCTTTCAGCAACCACAATGCTGTTAGGTGGTAATTCTTCCAATAGTTTAGACATCAATGCAACGGATCTTGTAAGACGGCATTGTTTGGCCACTAATAATTTGCAACTGCGATCATTTTTCAGCATGTCAAGGGCTACGATTAAATTGACACGATCATTTTGGCTACCAGATTCTATGTCTGTTAATTCTGTAATGATTTCTGCGCCTTGTTGCTGAGCGTATGAAAAGCAAATTTGTTTTTGAGCCTCGAGGCCTAGTCCAGATTGGCCTTGCTTGTCTGTTGATACTCTATAATATGCGATAAATTTCATTGATTATCTTATTCCTTTCATGGATATAAAAAAGACTAGGCATGATTTTACCATGCCTAGATATTTATTGCAACCTATTAAAATGGTAATGCTTCTGGATCGTGTAATGCTTCATAAGGTGAATAGGCGTCTTGCATATAGCCTATCTGCGCTATAAGATCTTCAAGTGCATAAGCAACGTCGCGTGGATCGGTATTTTTAATCCATTTAACTAGCTGTTTATGATCCAGATACATCAGATCTTCGTATGTAAAAAAATCATAATCATAATTCCATTTTGGCATTTTGCTTTCTGGTTTTCGCTTCGTTGGAAGTTTAATCGTATGCCATTGGATAGATACCATGCGATCGCGTAATGCTTCCAGATACGTTATATCAAGGGTTTCTTTGCTGTTATGTTCATCTTTATAACCGATTGATATATTGCTACACTCACCGATCAAGTGAGTGTATTCTGCCGTGTCTGTATAGATGCCATTCGGATCAATCTTATGATTCATATTAAGTAAGTTTATAAAAGCATTACAAAAATCATCAGATGCACATCTGCCACCAGATTGATGACTTATGACTGATTCATTATTCCGGCGATCAAATGCTATTGCATGGGTAAAAGATTTAAGAAAATCTGGATATTCTTCTGCAATTCCAGAAGATCCTATACAGCCTTTTTCTTCTCCCCTATGAAATACATAAGTTCCGGATATATCGTTGGCGATCATCTCCAGCAATAACCAGACACCAGCACCATTATCAGCACCTAGACAATCTGAAGATTCATCTACAAAAGCCGTTCCAAAATCATCAACATAAACATTTTGTTTAGTGATCTCCGGTCGTGTTCGGTGCATGGTGTCAATATGGCATGACCATAAGATATTGTTTTTATCGTCTTTCTTATTGATAACGTGTTTATATGCCAAGACTTCGCCAGACTTGCTTTTTATTGGCTGAAATCCTTTCATATATTTGGATATAAAATACTTTTCGCCTTTAGATTCATGCTCACGGCGAATTGTTAAAATATCAAGTAATCGCTTGTTCATTTTCTAACCCTTTCTGGATTTCTTCGTTTAATGTTTCAAAATTATCTGCATGGCATTTTGTGCCGTCTGGAAGATCGCGCACATCATCTTCATGCGCATAATTGTTTCCGTCTTTATCTTCGTGATCTAATGCAACAGCATAGCCGTGATAGATATAACCCATTGAAGTGCTAACTAGATCATCAAGCGAATAATATTCGCCGTCGTGTTCGCACATATAAATATTATAATCATGGATATAATTAATGTCGTAAAAATCATCACCGATTTCTACGCAATCTTCATTCCTAACGTAATTGCACTCATTCCCACGCGTATAAGCCCAAGTGTAATGCCTATCACAATGACTGCAAATGTGATTTTCATCAAGATCATCATAATGATATGAATCACCACAGCAATCGCAAGATTCATAATTTTCATCATCATCATCATCTTCATCACGCCACGTTGTGCCGTCTGTATGATTCAATGACAATTCGCCGTCGTGATTGACTTTAATATAATGTTCGCCGTCTATTGACTTATAATCGCCAAAAGGCTCATCACCACTTCCCCAATCTACATAAGGCGCAGACCAACAGCCATCATCATGCCACCAAGTTTTTAATAATACACCCATAAGATCGCCACGCGTATATCCGTTGGATTCTAAATAAGATTTTAAAAAAGTGCCTTCTGCTGATTGATCTGGTGCTGGATATATTCTGATCCATTGTAAATCATCTGGATCATCTTCGCGCACAATGCAACGTGCTTTGATAGAATCACCGGATTGAAGATATGCCAGACGTAATACTGATTTATCATGCGCATAAGATCTGATATATGGTTTCGCTTTATTTTCTGTAGTCATGCAAGACTTAAATTCACAATCTGCATATATTCTGCTCCAGCCGTTTGGATCGTTGGATTCAATGAATTTAACATTCCAGCCGGATCGCGCTTCTAATCTGGCATTATGCTTTTCCACCATGATTTTAATCTGCGCTTCATTAAGTCCTAGATGATCTTTATACTTATTTAGGTATTTACCTAACTTCGTTTTGATAACCTTATTCAAGCGCAAGTGTTCAAGCGTAGGATAATAGGCTATTAATACCGGATCTTCCGTTGATTCATGGATATTATGTAATACTTGGATATTTTGCTGTTTTGATAATAAAAAGGCATTATTATCTATTTCGCCTAGATAGTCGGCATAAGGCAAGTGCAACCATTCGCCATTATCCCATTTTTGCTTTATTTCAAATAATCTAGGCTCTAACTTTCTGGTTAGAGTGCTACTGCAATTATATTTGATCCAATTAATATATTGAATTTCCGGATCAATGTTATCTTTCTGGCTTTTTAACTTCGCGATAAATTCTGCGACGCTTCTGCCAATATGCTTATCGTTATTTATATCGCTTTTATATCTTCTTTTAAAATCAAATTTTGAATCATTCGCATGGATATTTTCATGTATGAATGACTTAATATCTATCTTCTTATAACGTTCTTCAAATATGAGATTGTTATAATGCGCTAGTCTTGCTTCCATATAATTATCCTTTCTGGATTATCTTTTAAAGAATGATAAAACTAATATTGCTATTAAATAGATTAAAACAAATACATAAAACAAGATAAAAGCTTTTACGTATTTCATAGATCGTTCGCCATGCAAACAATTAAAGCGATCGTTTCAATGATAAAGATCACGGAGCATATAACAAGCCAAGACGTTTCTGGCTTATACCAATGATCGCGATCTAATGGCTTACGTTTATATGACGCTGGATCGTATGGATTGTAATACATATTATTATCCTTTCTGGATTTAAAATGCCATTATTGGCTAGGTGAATATATCACGATATATCATAAAAAGATATATTATTTTGTTATAATGCTGAATATGAATATATCAAAAAGTTATATCATTCCAGACGCGATAAAGATTAAAAAGATCCGTAATGAAGATCAACGGCACTTCGTGGTTATTCCAAGACGTGCATTATTGAATAAAAAGATAACCGGTGAAAATTTAAGAGTGCTAGGCGTGTTAGCGTCTTATTGTAATAAGTCTGGATATAGTTTCGTTTCATTAAAGACAATCGCTGGTGATCTGAATTGCACTATTCAAAACATTCATAAGCACCTTAAAAGACTTGAAAAGCACGGCATAATTGAATCGTTTAATAATTACTTTCCGGCTTTAAAAGGTAATACAAGGCGCATTATCTACAATGAAAAGATCAAGCATGAAGATTTAAAGCATGATGATTTATCTAATAACGATATATTGCAGATCCAGAAGCACACTGCCTTAATAAACAGCATTGAAGCGATTGATACTGAATCAGATAAGGTTAAACAATCAGACAATTCAAGCATTGATCCTATGCTAGTCATTTTTGAATATGTTAAGAGTGAGAGTGATCTGTTAGCGATTGAGAAAGCCCTAGCGTCTGGATTAGATCCTAAAGTGCTAGAAGCGCGTCTATCTAGTGGCTTATCAGTGCATGATGCTATTAATTTCAAGGGCTAATTGTTCGTTTAGCTATCAGAAAAGAATCAATAGTAATACATTAATGCTCTGAATCATGCATGGCTCTAGGCTTCTATCAGAAACAGGCACCTTTCCCCCCCACCCATGCCTCTTATACTGAGGGTATCTAACACAATTTTTCGCTAGAAATCTCAATTTGTCTAGCAATTTAAGCTAATAATGCGATACAAAATATTTTGTTTGGCATAAATGATAACGTATGATGTCTGTAAAATGGTATGTC